CAGTTACTGCTACTTTAGTTGAGTCATTATAATAAATAGATTGACCAGCAGGGTAAGTACAAAATACATCTTTAGTACCTGATGTAAATGATATTTTACTTCCAGTAGATGAAGATAATACTGTATCTCTAGCTAATGTTCCTGCTCCAACCGTTCCGATACCCACTTCCCATTCTGTATTATTTACAATACTATAATAGGTAGTGTTGGTATTACCTATAGCACTTGAGAATGTTTGGAAGCCAGAAACTGCACCTGAAAGGGTAAATGTTCCTGTGCCTGTGGTTGTACTATTCTCTCGTACCCTGTCTTTAACGACTAGAGCCATGATTTATCCCTAAGCTAATGTTACTGTCAATGAAGCTGATGCGATTTTAAAAATATCGCCAGAGTCAATAGTTTTGCTTACGTCTAATGCTGTATGATATAAAAGATTGCCAGCAGTTGAAGCGTCCATAATGCCAATCCAACCTACAGTACCCCATGAGCTTGTAGCTTGTGGGAATGTGCAGTCTGCATTAGAAGCTACAGAACCAGATGTACCAGATGCAGTTGCAAATGTTACCGCAGTTCTAGAGTAGCCAGTACCAGATGTGCTAACTTCTGTACCTGTGTTAGCGTCTGTAGGGTCTGTTGTAAATAAAGCTACATAAACTGCTGCTGGTGCTGTAAAAGTGGTTGCATTTAGAGTGCCATTTAAAAGTGCGTTCTCTAAGTAATTACTCATTTCTGCCATGATGATTTCCTTATCGTGGTGTTACGTTTAGTGAAGTATATGGATATGTGCTACCCAAATCGTTTGTCTTAATGTTTGCTATTGCTCGGTCATATAATGATGACCATGTTGCTGTTCTTGCGTCATTCATTAAATATGGTTCTGCTTCAGCCAATGTTGCATACAATAAAGCATCAGGATAATTTGCTAAATACAAGTTACTTGATGTTATTGTAGAAATAAATGTAGGTTGAGCATAGTAAAGAATTTGAACAGTCATAGTTGAGTCAAATATTGGAGCAAACTGAAATTCTGTACCTAACATTGTGTAGTAATGTGGTAAACCTGATAATGTTGTTTGACCATTACGGAAGAACAAGTCAGGTGTTTGATATTCTAATCTTATCGGTGGATTACCTTTAATATGAATATCTCTAATCTCTAAAAAATCTGTAGGGAATGAAATAGTGCCATCACCACCTGTAGATGTTGCAGTTGCAACTTTTAACATCTTTTCAGTTTTAAGGTCACGTGTCATTCTATATTGTGCCATCTGAATGAAGTCAGGTATCTGTGCGCTTAAATCTGTTCGTGCAAGGTAATTCTGTACCACAGTCACGAAACTGGTATAGTTTGTAAATGCCATTTAATATCCTTATTGTTTTTTAACTAATACGATACAACCGTTATCTATCTTTACTTGTTTAGTAATAGTAAAGCGAGTGTTTAAATGCTTATTCCACCACTCTAAAGGTTGTTGTATAAGATGTGCGTTTCTACCATCAGGCAGAACTTTTACTGCTGGACCAGTATGTATTGTAAATAGTCCGTATTTGTCTACTACTCTTTTTAAATCATCTAGCACGTTATCTAGTAATTCAGGTTCTATGTGTTCAAGAACGTCTATACATGTTACAAATTCGTTTGGTTCTGGTGTTTGACTCCATAATGGATTACTAGGTTCATAGGGAGTGTAAATTACTTCTGACTTAATGCTGTCTCTTAGTCTACATTTACCTGCACCGTAATCTAATAGGCTTGTAATACCAAAACTTTGTATAACATCATCAACAATAGGTGCAAAGAACGTACTTGCTATCCCATAGTCAGGGTTCTCATGCAGTTTAGACTGCATTTCTCTATATTCGTTAGAGATTAAGTTGCTCAATCACTTCTTTCCATGTTCTATCGTCTTGGTAAATTAGTCTCATGTGTCTATACCAAGGCATACTTACTTGAGCATATCTCCATTGGTGATATTTAGGTACTAAGCACCATGTTTTAACGCCCATAGCAGCACTACAATGTAAGGCTGTAGTATTGACCCCTAAAACCATATCGCAAGCTGCTATAAGAGCTGCTGTATCATCATAATCTTTTGCGTCAGATGCTAATTCTAGGTACTTAATGCCTTCAATTTTGCTTTCTACGCTATAATCTAAGCTAACTAACTGTATATCTTTGCGTCTTAATAGTGGCTGTAAGTCTTCTTCTGTAAGAACACGACCTTTAGCGTTAGTTCTAAACGTACCACCTTTAGTAGTAATACCTATGACTGTTTTACCCCATGGTTTAAACATGGCTTTCCACATCTCAACCTTATCTTTATCAGGTACTAGAAAAGGAGTGCCAGGAAAAGATTTATTTGTTGTCCTGAAAAACTGAGGTATTCCACCAATTGCGCATCTTGCATTAATATTAGCGTCATTTACCCAATCAACCTCATCTGCCTTACGTGTTCCATGAACTTCTGCATTAGGGAAGCTACGTTTAAATAATGTTTCTAATCTTTCATCACAGTCTATGTAGACTTTGTTACTAATAGCTATAGCGTCTGGTATACATGAAGCATAGAATATCTCATCACCTAAACCTTGTTCACCATAGATAACTAAGTCTTTACCGGATGAGCCATCCCATCTTACTTCGTCTTTATAAACTAACTCTTTACGAAACTTGCCACCTAGTGACTTATCCCATTCTTTCCATCCTTGTTCCCATTCACCTTTGGCTAGGTAACTATGGGCTAGGTTTAATTGTGCGTGTAGCTCGTTAGGATTGCATTCTAAAGCCATCTTTGCAGACTTCTCTGCATCATCCCATTTAGACATCTGAACAAGTGAAGCTGAAGCGTTGGCATAAGCTAGTGCATAGTTAGGGTCTAGTTCTGCTGACTTTAAGAAGTATTTAATAGCTTCTTCAAACATATCCATTTCGTGACATGCACGACCTAGAGATGTCCATAATGCTTTATTGCTAGGAGACTCTTGTAATGACCTACGGAATAACTGATATGCAAATGCAGGTTTATCACCCATTAACCAGATGTATCCTAGGAAATGTAATGTAGCTGCATCATTAGGATATACCATTAAGACTTCGTTAATAATAGGTAATGCTACCTCATACTCTTCTTTCTGTATAAGGTCATGTATTGCTAACTGTACGTTCTTTAACTCTTCTCTGTCCATCTTGTCCTAAAGTGCCACCATTTTTTTCTTAACTTACTCATATCTAAGTCAAGTCTTTTATTCTTATCGGAAGTTCTTTTCTTAAACCATCTTCTTAGCAGAAGTTTACCGCCTACTCGTTTAGCACCGTATACTATCATCCACGTTTAGTAGTCAGTTTAAGATATGGATAGTTTTCGTTTATTTCTTTTATAAGTTCTTTTGTTTGGTTAGGGTTATACATGTCTATACCCTTTTGCTTTAACTGCATTTCCACTACAGGTGGAATACTAGCAAAGTGCGCCCATTCTTGTTTAACACCTTTGTTCCAAACTTCAGGGTTATCTCTGGACTGTTTAATCTGGTCTAACATGCCACTAATATCTTGTGTGCTAGTTAGGTAGTATGTATCTTTAGCAGGGTCGTAGTCAAAGTACTGACTTACACCTGTTACGCTATTGTGGTCAAATAATATTGGCATAATTAAATACAAAAGAGGGAGAATTAACTCCCTCGATTATATCATATCTAATTACTAAACACCTACGTTTTGAATCTTCGCATGTGCGTCAGGGTTTTGAACTACTAAAGCATATTCTGCTGTTAATAGATACTTAGTTGAGTCACCAGTCTTAGCAAGTTCTTCTTTGCTTAAAGGACGTAGTGAAGCTAAACCAACATAGCCTGGGTCAATACATAGAACTGCTGCATCACGCATGAAACGGTCAAGTTTCACAGTATGATTACCGAAGTCAGAAACGTAAACGTCTGCTGCACCAGTAATTGAAGCCTGTGCTTTTACTTGTACGTCTACAAACTTAGTAGCAATACCAGCAAAGCCAGAAAAACGTGCTTTGTTAGTTGCTGACATAAGGATTGTTGATGGCTCGCCACCGTCTGTCCAAGCTAATTGTAAAGCTGACTTTAAATCTGCTTCAATGAATGTTACTGCTGTACCGTCTGTAGGTGCTGCAACTGTACCACCTGAAAAGCCAGGAGTTGTACCTGAAGTAGAACCTGTAGCTAATACTCGGTTAG